TTTTACCAGCTCATTTTTACCCGAGATTTTAGGGATGACGCAGGTGTACGATGTTTATTGGAAGCTGTTGTGGAAAAATTCGCAGAGGTCTGTGAAATGCGGATTGTTACAAATTATACGCCCGAGCTCATAGGCAGTTCAGCCTATCGTGCTGTGCACTTCGTTCTCGTGAGTTGCGTGGACTGTTGGGTCGAGGATTCGTTCTCGTTGCCCGACTTGATGCGCGCACTTGACGGTACGGAAAGCGCGACGGCAGACTCACTCTACATGCGGTGCTTTGGCACATACATGTGGGATGAGTTTGGCCAGACGGAGCAAGAGTTTGCTTACCTGGGCGCCTATCCATGGGGTCCGTTGGAGGCACTAATTTGTGATTCAAAGGTATTGCCAGTCATAAAACCGATACCTGACCAAGAATGGGATGTTTTTGAGCGTGCGATGCGTCGTGGCCTTCGCCACGATCGCAAAGTAGCTTGGAACATGCTAAAGTCGTGGGTTGTAGTCACATTGGACATGAAGCATAGGCATTATACTACGCTGATTGAGCTAATGCATCAGATGGCTTTAACATGGAGCTTGGAGCGTCGACATACTGAATCTTTTTGGGGCGTATCTCTCTATTTGTTGAGGGGTATGCTTCAGCGCGAGATCGGTTACGAACGTATTCTACTCTTCATCGGAACAGTCTTCTCGCATAGATATTGGCCCACGCAGGCGAATTTCTATGTGCAGACTGGAGTGCATCTATATGACCTTGAGTCAAATATAAAGGTTCATAAAGAGATTACAGTGACGGTTAATAAGACATGGATGGTTCCGTTGTCTAACACCCCTCATATATGCAGTGCGTATTGGCACAACATGGACGCGAACGTAGGTTATGCGCACACGTTGCCTAATGCGGACGCTGAGGATGCAATAATACGAATTTTGCAACAACTCACGACTAAGTTGGAATATTCATTTACGGATGATAAAACGGGCGAGAGGAGCGCTAAGGCATACGTAGACCAATTTCGTAATGCAGCGGTAAACTTGATGGAACCACTCTATCGTGATAGCGCGCGGAAAGGCATGAGTTGGGACTCATTTCTTGAAGCGCGGATCTTGAGTAGCGGTGGTGGTGCTGCTGGGCGTTTTACCAGCTCATTTTTACCCGAGATTGTTCCCGGCCCGCAGAAGAAGTACGCGATGGGGAGGTTGTCTAAGGAACAGGTGGATTTGTTCACCTGGGAATCGGTGACTACTTTCTCGGTTGGCTCTAAGATGGATGAGCGTGGGCCAACCAGACCAATTGTTGCAATTGATACATTCAGGGCACTCTTGGCCGCGTACGCGTTTCACCTCATCAACAATAAGTTTCCAGACATCGGGTGGGATATTGGCGAAAGTCCTACCGAGGAATTAGGGAGATATGTTGGTCTAACTGCGATGTCGCACACCTCACAAGGCTATATTGGCAATGAGAGGCCTGCGATTGCAGCTTACGACTTTCAGCAATGGGATCACTGGGTGCAGTACTCGGAGCAACGTATAATCAAAGAGACCATGTTGGAGCTCGGCGACAAATATATTGCAGACCAGGAAGTGCGCAAGGATGTGCACGCTGCGCTCGTGAAGATGATAGAGACACATGACCAAGCTGTCTATACATCAGTAGTTTTTGC